TTAGTTATTAAACAATTTATAGCTATTAAATACTGATAAAAATTGTTCGAAGTTAATGTTCCTTAAATCCTTTATTTTTGCATAACTTAAGGCTTTATTAAACTGGTTTTTAGTAAATAGTTCTCTGTATTCTTGGTTAACCCATTTCATAACAAAATTATTATATATTTTTTTATCTTTGTGTGATATTTTTGATGGGTGTCTTTTTAACATAATTAAAGAACTATTAATTTTAGGTTTTGGATGAAAGTATTCTTTAGGGATTTTACTTAATATGGATATATCTACTTCAGTCATTAAAAGTAACGCTAGAGAACGATTTGTATTGAGTAGCCTTTTAGCAAATCCTTCCTCGACTATTAAGTAACTAACTGTTGCATTACTTTCAAAGACAATTTTTCGTACTATATCCGTACTTATATAATAAGGTATATTACCATAGATTTTATATGTTCTGTTGTTTGGGAACTTGAACTGTAATATATCCTTATTTATAATTCGAAAATTATCGTAATTTGTAACTTTATTTTGTGTTTGAATACATAAATTTGAATCTATCTCGATAGCTGTTACATAATTACATTTTTGAACCAGTTCTAGTGTGAAATGGCCTTTTCCTGAACCAATTTCAAAAACATTATCATTTCTATTTAATTCTAAATTACTCATAATTTTATTTATATGTCGTTTCGAGGTAATAAAGTTTTGACTAAATTTTATCTCTTTTTTGTTCATTATAACCCACTCCAATGTGGTTATAATGAATTTTCTATATTAACAATTCATTATAACCAATTATTTTTCATTGTTAAACCTAAAGTTATTTTAACACATAAATTGTGAATTAAACAGTGAATATTGTTCTGCAAAAGGGTACAGATTGTGGAACAATTAAATAGATGTCTTAAGCTCAGATAGCAATCTGGGCTTTTTTGTCGTGCAAAACTTTATAAATTCATTTAGTTTTTTTATTTGCTAAGGGGGTGGTTATAATTAGAAAGCTAGAAATTTATAAACCAACAATCTTTAAAGCTGAACAATCTTACTACGATAAGGATGCTGCTGATATGGCGGTGAATTTTATTAATTGTTTAAAGCATACAAAAGGTGAATGGTTCGGAAAAAACTTTGACTTGATAGATTGGCAGGAGCAGATTATTCGAGATGTATTTGGAACGATGAAGCCGAATGGCTATCGCCAGTTTAATACTGCCTATATTGAGATAGCCAAGAAACAAGGAAAGTCAGAACTTGCCGCTGCGGTTGCCTTACTTTTAACATGTGGTGATTTTGAACATGGTGGAGAAGTGTATGGATGTGCTGCGGATAGGCAACAAGCATCGATTGTATTTGACGTTGCTGTCGACATGGTGGAACAATCACCTGCACTTAAAGCACGATTTAAGCCAGTCCTTTCACAAAAACGATTGATTTATAAACCTTTGGGGAGTTTCTATCAAGTGTTATCTGCAGAAGCTTACACAAAACATGGATTGAACGTTCATGGGGTCGTGTTTGATGAACTTCACGCTCAGCCGAACCGAAGGCTATATGATGTTATGACTCATGGTTCAGGGGACGCAAGGAAACAACCATTGTACTTCTTAATCACAACAGCGGGAAATGATCAACACTCGATTTGTTATGAAGTACATCAAAAAGCAAAAGATGTACTTGAGGGAAGAAAAATAGATCCTACCTTTTATCCTGTTATCTATGGTGCAGAGGAAGATGATGATTGGACGAATCCTGAAGTTTGGAAGAAGGCAAATCCATCACTAGGAATTACAGTAGATATTGAAAAGGTCGAACAAGCATGTGAAAGTGCCAAACAAAACCCTGCTGAGGAGAACTTGTTTAGGCAGTTACGATTGAATCAGTGGGTAAAACAATCTGTCAGATGGATGCCAATGGAAAAGTGGGACAGATGTGGTTTGCCAGTTGACCCTGAAAGTTTAATTGGTAGAGAGTGCTATGCGGGACTCGATTTATCATCGACAACTGATATAACCGCATTTGTCTTAATCTTTCCACCAGAATATGAAGATGATAAATATGTGATATTGCCATACTTTTGGATACCAGAAGAAAATATTAGACAACGTGTGGATAGAGACAGAGTACCTTACGATGTGTGGGAACAACAAGGTCACATGCTAACAACAGAAGGAAACGTTGTTCACTATGCTTATATTGAAAAGTTCATCGAAGAATTAGGAAAGAAATACAATATAAAGGAAATAGCATTTGACCGTTGGGGTGCTGTTCAGATGACGCAAAACCTCGAAGGATTAGGCTTTACTGTAGTTCCATTTGGACAAGGTTTTAAAGATATGAGCCCATCATCAAAGGAATTAATGAAATTAACATTAGAAGAAAAACTTGCTCATGGTGGACACCCAGTTTTACGTTGGATGATGGATAATATTCATGTTCGAACGGATCCAGCTGGAAACATTAAACCAGATAAAGAAAAATCAACAGAAAAAATTGATGGTGCGGTGGCAACAATTATGGCACTTGACCGAGCAATAAGAAGAAGCGGAACAAGTGATTCCGTTTATGATGATAGAGGATTGATTGTGTTCTAAAGTTAAGGAGGTGATATTCATATGCGGTGGTTTACAAATTTGTTTAAAGCAAGAGACAAACCACAAAACTATTCATTTGGGAGCAATTATAGTTTTTTCTTTGGAAATTCTAGTAGTGGAAAATCTGTTAATGAATTTACAGCAATGCAAATGACTGCAGTATATTCATGTGTACGGATATTAGCTGAAGCTGTAGCTGGTTTACCTCTGCACTTATATAAATACACAGATACAGGTGGCAAGGAAAAGGCAATATCCCATACCTTATATTTTTTACTTCATGACGAACCAAATCCTGAGATGAGTTCATTTGTGTTTAGAGAAACATTAATGACTCATCTTTTATTATGGGGAAATGCGTATGCGCAAATTATTCGAAATGGAAAAGGTGAAGTTATTGCACTTTATCCACTTATGCCAAATAAAATGTCAGTCGAAAGAGATGCAAGAGGTAACTTGTATTATTTATACACAAAAACATTTGATGAAATGACTGGTTCAGAAAAAACAACTGTTGCATTAAAAGCTGAAGATGTACTTCACATACCCGGACTTGGTTTTGATGGTTTAGTTGGATATTCACCAATTGCGATGGCAAAAAATGCAGTAGGTTTGGCAATGGCCACCGAAGAATACGGAGCAAAGTTTTTTGCTAATGGGGCAGCACCGGGAGGGGTTTTAGAACATCCAGGAACTATCAAAGACCCACAAAGGGTAAAGGATAGCTGGAATAAAGCCTACCAAGGTTCTAGTAATGCCCATCGAGTCGCTGTATTAGAAGAAGGTATGAAGTATCAACAAATTGCAATTGCACCTGATCAGGCTCAGTTTTTAGAAACAAGAAAATTTCAGATTAACGAGATAGCTCGAATTTTCCGAGTGCCGCCTCATATGGTAGGTGACTTGGAAAAGTCGAGCTTTTCTAATATAGAGCAACAATCGTTAGAATTTGTTAAATACACACTTGATCCATGGGTTATTCGGTGGGAACAGGCAATAAGTCGAGCATTATTTACGAAAAGTGAAAAGAAAGCATACTTTGTGAAATTTAATGTGGATGGATTGCTTAGAGGTGATTATGCTTCACGAATGAGTGGCTATGCAACAGCGAGGCAAAATGGTTGGATGAGTGCTAATGACATTCGTGAACTTGAGAATTTAGACCGCATACCGGATGAACTTGGAGGAGATTTATATTTAATCAATGGGAATATGACAAAACTCCAAGACGCGGGTGTGTTTGCGAAGAAATATGAAAAGGAGGAAGCCGAAGATGAAGAAGTTTTGGAACTGGACAAAAAACGATAAAGCCGACAAGCGAATACTTCATTTATACGGAGCGATAGCAGAGGAAAGTTGGTTTGATGATGAAGTAACACCATCTGCTTTTAGGGAAGAACTCATGCAAGGCAAAGGTGATATCGAAGTTTGGATTAATTCTCCGGGGGGTGACTGTATTGCAGCTGCACAAATTTACAACATGTTGATGGAGTATCCAGGCGATGTCACCGTGAAAATTGATGGAATTGCCGCATCGGCAGCTTCTGTAATTGCTATGGCAGGCACTGAAATTCAAATGTCACCAACATCATTAATGATGATTCATAATCCATTTACCATCGCAATTGGAGACAGTGAGGAAATGAAAAAGACTTTGCATATGCTTGATGAAGTGAAAGAAAGCATAATTAATGCCTATGAAATCAAAACAAGTTTATCAAGAAATAAACTATCAGAATTAATGGATGCAGAAACATGGCTTAATGCACATAAAGCAATTGAACTAGGATTTGCGGATGGATTGATGTTTGCTAATGAAAATCAAGATAGTGCGGTAGAGAATAGTTTTGTTTTTAGTAGACGAGCAGTCACAAATTCTTTAATGAATAAAATAAAAAAACCACAATTAAAACAATCAGTTGATCCGCTTTATGAGCGGCTTAATCTATTGAAATATTAGGAGGAAATCAATATGAATAAAATTTTAGAATTACGAGAGAAAAGAGCAAAAGCATGGGAGGCTGCTAAAACTTTTTTAGATACTAAACGTGGAAGTGATGGTTTGGTATCGGCTGAAGATGCACAGATGTATGATCGTATGGAAGAGGATATTATGAATTTAGGAAAAGAAATTCAACGTTTAGAACGGCAAGAGGCTTTAGATGCAGAATTAAATCGTCCAATAAATACACCTATCATTGGAAATCCATCTGTTCCAGGAATGGAAACAAAGAGTGGACGAGCTTCTGAAGGTTATACAAAGGCATTCTGGAATGCGATGAGAAGTAAAAATCCAACACAAGAAATTATGAACTCACTATCAGTGGGAACAGATTCAGAAGGAGGATTTTTAGTTCCAGATGAATTCGAGCGTACACTTGTACAGTCATTAGAAGAAGAGAACGTATTCCGAAAACTTGCTAAGATTGTAAAAACGTCCAGTGGCGATCGTAAAATTCCAGTTGTCACTACTAAAGGTTCAGCGGCATGGTTGGATGAAGGAGAAGAATTTGAAGAAAGCGATTCAGTGTTTGGACAGACTTCAATCAGTGCTTATAAGTTAGGTACAATGATTAAAGTTTCGGATGAACTATTGAACGATAGTGTATTTAATTTAGAGAATTACATTTCAACTGAATTTGCTCGAAGAATTGGAGCAAAAGAAGAAGAAGCGTTTCTTGTCGGTGATGGAGCAGGAAAGCCGACTGGAGTGTTTCATGATACTGGTGGTGCAGAATTAGGAGTTACTGCCACATCAGCAACAGCTATTACTGCAGATGAAATTATTGACTTAGTTTACTCTTTAAAAGCACCATATCGTAAAAATGCTGTATTCATTATGAATGATGCAACAATAAAAGCAATTCGAAAATTAAAAGATGGTCAAGGTCAGTACTTATGGCAACCATCACTAACTGCCGGTACACCAGATACGTTATTGAATCGTCCAGTATTCACTTCAGCTTATGCACCGACTATTGAAACGAAAGCAAAGTCTATTGCCTTTGGTGATTTCGGATATTATTGGATTGCAGACAGACAAGGTCGTTCATTCAAGCGTTTAAACGAACTTTTTGCAACAACAGGGCAAGTTGGTTTCCTAGCAAGTCAACGTGTCGATGGAAAGTTGATTTTGCCAGAAGCAATTAAAGTCTTACAACAAAAATAAATAAAGGAGTAGAATGCGATGGGGTATAACGCTAAGAATTATACGGAACAAGGCGGAGAAAAAACGGTTATTGGCGGGGAACTTGTTATTGAAGAAGGGGCAAAGGTCACTGGCCTTCCTTCTTCTTCAAATGAAAAAATGGCAAATCAATCTGATAGTACAGCAGAAACAATAGAAGACTTAGTTGCGGATTTTAATGCATTACTATCGAAACTAAAAACATCTGGTTATATGTCAGAAGAATAAAGGTGGCGAAAGTGATGACATTACTAGAAAAAGTAAAGGCTAATTTAATACTCCAACATGATAAAGATGATGCTTTAATAGAAATGTACATCACTGCCGCCATTTCTTATGCAGAGAGTTATCAACATATTAAAGAAGGCACATATTTAGATGAGAATATGCCCGCGACAACGGAACAAGCGGTTATCATGTTGGCATCACACTTTTACGAAAGTCGAGATGGCAGTACAGGTGGATTTTTCGCAGATAGCGCACTTGCTGGAGAGCAAGTTTGGAAAACAGTCAACCTTTTATTAAGGCTAGATAGAGATTGGAAGGTATAGCGTATGAGTTTTGGTAAAATGCGTACATTTATCGATATCGTAACACGTGAAATTGTAAAAGATGAAGAGTCTTTCAGTGAAGAAACCGATAGAATCCTAGCATCTGTGACAGCATACAAAGAAGAACGCTTTGGTAGTAAGACTTGGGCAAATAGGGCAGCCTTTTCTGAAGCGAATGCGTTATTTCGTTTTAGAAACATTCCCGATTTAACCATTAAACCGAAAATGTTTATTGTATGTGATGATGGGCGATATGAAGTAGTAAGCGTTGATAATGTGAAAAATAGAAATATGTATATCGAGGTTTTAACAAAAAAGGTGGTGGCATCAGATGGCTAAAGTTAATATTAAAATGCCAGAAGAATTCTTGATGAAGATTTCAAGATTGGGAAGTAAAACAGATGAAATCGTTCCGAGGGTTCTTGAAGCAGGTGGAGAAATTGTATTAGATAAAATGAAGTCTAATTTAAGCTCGGTTATTGGGAAGGACACAAAACTTCCGAGTAGATCAACTGGTGAGTTGGTATCTGCATTAGGAGTATCACCTGCCTTAGTTGACCGAAGAGGAAATCATAATGTTAAAGTAGGGTTTAATGAACCACGTAAAGATGGGGTTAGCAACGCTAAATTAGCTAATATAATCGAATACGGAAAATCGGGTCAACCTGCAAAGCCATTTTTAAAACCAGCAAGAAGAACATCAAGGCAACCTTGTATGGATGCGATGATTAAAAAATTGGAAGAAGAAGTGGAAAGCATATGAATGTATTAGCCGAAGTAACTCAAATTGCGGAACAATGTGGTATTCCAGTTGAAACAGGTATCTTTTCAGATACTGCTCCTGATTTATACATTGTAATCACACCAATCGTTGATATGTTTGAATTACATGCAGATAATATTCCAAAGTATGATGTACAAGAAGTTAGGGTTTCGTTGTTTTCAAAAAAGAATTATACATCAATAAAAAATACCTTAGTCCGCACTCTTTTGGGTGCGGACTTTGTTATTACCGACAGAAGATATATTGGTCACGAAGATGATACAGGTTACCATCATTTAGCTATTGATGTAGCAAAATATTATGAATTTGAAATGGAGGAATGATTTATGGCGACTATCGGGCTTGATAGGCTTTATTATGCAAAAATAACAGAAGGGGAAAACGGTGATGAAACCTATGAAACTCCTAGTCCTTTAGCAAAAGCTATTAGTGCTGAATTATCTGTTGAATTAGCTGAGGCAACTTTATATGCAGATGATGGTGCGGCTGAAGTGATTAAAGAATTTCAAAGCGGAACACTATCGCTTGGTATTGATGATATTGGTGTGGCGGCAGCTAGTGATTTAACTGGAGCAACAATTGATGATAACCATGTATTAATATCTACAAGTGAAGATGGTGGAGATCCAGTTGCGATTGGTTTTAGGGCGAAAAAGGCAAATGGAAAATACCGATATTTTTGGCTATACCGAGTGAAGTTTGGTATTCCAGCAACAAACCTTGCAACAAAAGGGGATAGTATTACTTTCTCTACACCAACAATTGAAGGTACGGTATTACGAAGGAACAAGCTTGATGGGCAAGGAAGGCACCCATGGAAAGCTGAAGTGAGTGAAGGTGATGATGGAGTAAACCAAGAAATTATTACAGGCTGGTATAGCGAAGTGTATGAACCAGTATTTGCTGCGGGGACTGAAGGATAAAAGGAGCGATCAATTATGACGAATGAAAGAAGTGCTAAGATTACGATTGGTGGTTTGGACTATGAATTAATCTTAACAACAAAAGCGACAAAGGAAATTGCAAAAAGGTATGGTGACCTTGAAGATTTAGGTGAGAAGTTAATGAAAGCTGAAAATTTTGAAATGGCTTTAGACGAGATTGTCTGGTTAATTACCCTGCTTGCCAATCAAAGTATCTATATCCATAATCGATTAAATGAAGAAAAGAAAGAGTTGTTAACGGAAGATGATGTGGAACTGTTAACATCACCTGTTGAAATGGCAACTTTTAAAGATGCAATTATGGAAGCAATGTTTAAAGGGACAAAACGCTATATTGAGTCGGAGGAAGCCGATACAAAAAACGAAGTGGTCGAGTAAATGATGAAGAAATGTTTGCTCGACTTATTTATTATGGAGTTACACAGCTAAAAAGGACTGAAGAAGAAGTATGGTTGATGCCTATTGGCCATTTGCTTGATCAATGGGAAATCCACAAACAATTCACAGGTCTTACAAAACCTAAAAATGAACTATCCATTGATGACATCATTCCTTATGGAATTTAGAATATTTATTGACTGTGATATACTTTTTACTATAAGAGTGGATAGTTGAAGTATTCATCAAACAATTATATTAGATGTTATTTTGAAGGGAGTTCTTGTATGGATAAATTAAAGCAAATATCTGACTGGATAATATCACAAGGTGCAGAAATAGCACGAGATGTTTTAGAAGAGAAATTAAAAGAAGCATATGATCAAGGACGATTAGACATGTATAACGAACAAGTTGACGATACATTGGATAACATACTTTTTAATACTAAGCGGAACATTAATATCGAGAAGAAAAAGCTCCAAGAAAAGAATTTCTATAATAAACCTTCAGAAGAAGATGTAATCAAAATGCGAGCTTACGAATATTTAATTGAGAACCTTGGAGAAATAATAAAAAACTATAAAGAGAATTAAATATTTTTACATTCTGAGAACATGAATTTGAGAGCAATCAATAGATTGTTCTTTTTTTTATGCTTATTTTTAAAGGAGGTGGCAGTATGGCAGACAATTTTGGGCTTAAAATTGGTGTTGAAGGAGAACGTGAATTTAAGAAGTCGTTACGTGAGATAAATCAAAGCTTCAGAGTGTTAGGCTCAGAAATGAAATTAGTGACATCAGAATTCGATAGAAATGATAAATCTATTAAAGCAATAACCGCAAGAAATGCAGTATTGAATAAAGAAATTGATGCACAAAAGGAAAAAGTATCAACACTAGAAAAGGCTCTTGCCAATGCTGCTGAATCCTTTGGAGAAAATGATAGAAGAACACTTTCTTGGCAAACCCAGTTAAATAATGCGAATGCTGAGTTAAATAACTTAGAACGTGAACTGAAGGACTCACAAGAAGAAGTAAAGAATCTTAATCGAGAAAAAGTAGAAAAACTTGTGAATGGTTTAAAAACAGCGGGTGATATTGCAGGTAAAGTATTAGTAGCCGGTTTAAAAGCAGCGGCTGCGGCAATGGCCGCAATTGGAACTGGGGCAGTCGCATCAGGTAAGTTTATAAAGGACTCTTTAAATGTTTATGGCGAATATGAAGATGCCATGAAGCAAGTTCAAGCAACAATGGGACTTACAGGCGAAGAAGGGGAAGAAGCCTTTAGTAAATTATCTCAAGCAGCAAAAGATGCGGGAGCAACTACACGTTTCTCGGCATCAGAATCAGCCGAAGCATTAAATTATCTAGCTTTAGCGGGATATGATACAGAACAGGCGATTGGTGCATTACCTGGTGTGCTTACCCTTGCAGCTGCGGGTGATATGGATTTAGCAAGGGCATCTGACTTGGTGACAGATTCCATGGCTGCCTTAGGTCTTGAAATCGCTGATATGGATCTGTATATGGACAAAATGGCAAAGACATCACAAAAGTCCAACACAGATGTACAGCAATTAGGTGAAGGTATTCTTGTTGCAGGAGCAACAATGAAAAATGCTGGCCAAGATTTGGATACTTTGAATGTGATGTTGGGAGTCCTAGCAAACCGCGGGATAAAAGGCGCAGAAGGTGGAACGAAACTTAGAAACATCATTATGTCTTTAACATCTCCCACTTCAGCTGCTGCAAAAGAATTAGAAGGTCTGGGCATAAGCGTCACTGATTCATCAGGGAATATTCGAGATATGAACGACATATTTACTGATTTAAATAAAGAACTTGATGGATTGTCAGAAGCAGATAAAATGAACGCATTAAGTAATATTTTCAATAAACAAGATCTAGCGGGCGTTAATGCATTACTATCTGGAACTGGCGATGAGATGAATAACCTATATAAGGAACTTGAAAATGCTGATGGTGCCGCACAGCAAATGTCGGATACCATGGAAAGTGGTTTAGCAGGTTCAGTTCGGAGTCTAAAGTCAGCTTATGAAGGACTACAAATCGTTATCGGAGAACAGTTTGCAGAAATGGCCCAAGGGGCAGTTGGTGATGTGACAGAATTAGTTCGAGATATAACTGAAATATTAAATGATGGATTTCAAGAAGGTGATATTACCGCTATAGGCGAGAGAATATCATCTTTTTTAATTCAAGGAATTAATCGAATTACAGAGTATATCCCGGGTGCCATTGATATGATAGCCACAATGCTAACAGAGCTGGTGAATGTATTGGTAGAACTTTTGCCTACTTTACTGCCACCTTTATTAGAAGGTGCGATTGCTTTATTAACAGGAATTATTGAGGCGATTGTAGGGAATATCGAGCCGTTAGTTGAAATGGTCGTATATTTAGTAACAACTGTTGCGGAATTTATTATTGAAAATTTACCTATTTTAATTGAAGCGGCCATCCAAATTGTTATCGCATTAGCGAATGGGATAGCAGGTGCCTTGCCACAGCTAATTCCAGCGGTTATAGATGCAATCATTTTAATTGTAGATACGTTAATCAATAATTTAGGACAAATATTAAATGCGGCTCTTCGAATTATTATGGCTTTAGCTGAAGGTATTGTTGCAGCTTTACCTAGATTGATAGCTGCCTTACCACAAATAATAAATTCCATTATTAACTTTATTACCTCAAACTTACCGATGATTATCGATATGGGGATCCGTATCATTTTGCAATTAGTAGTTGGCATAATTAAAGCTATACCTTCCCTGGTCGCTGCTTTACCACAAATTGTGATGGCATTAATTACGGGAATAGGAAAAGCAACAATTGCAATTGTCGAAATCGGTCGAAATATTGTACGTGGTCTTTGGGATGGAATTGCCTCCATGGTTACTTGGATCAAAGATAAAATCAGTAATTTTGTAGGTGGAATTGTAAGTGGAGTAAAAGGTTTACTTGGTATTAAATCTCCATCAACTGTATTTGCTGGTATTGGTGATGATATGGCTCAAGGTTTAGGGGTTGGTTTTGATAAGGCAATGAGTCAAGTTTCTGAGGATATACAAGATGCAGTTCCGACAGATTTCGACATTCAATCAAACATGAATGTAGGGGCAAACGGTATTACAACAAGTCAAGATGGATATGGATCCTTAATTACAATCCAACAAATGATTGTCAGAAGTGAAGATGATATTAGAAAAGTTTCACAAGAATTATATAACTTAATTCAAACAGGGTCTCGAGCACAAGGGAGGTTCGTGCCAAGTTAGAAAGGAGTGGGATGAATGGGGTTTACATTTGATGGCGTTCATTCGAAAAACATGAAAATCACTGCAAGAATTGTTAGTTGGCAAGTTTCTCCCGCTCCTAGAAATGCATTTGAAGTTATACCTGGTCGAATGGGAATTGCCGATCTAGGTTCAGATACATCAGAAAAATATATCAAAGTCATTTGTAATATTTTTCCGCAGCATTCATTTACCGAAGTAATTCATCTATTGGATGATGTAGCTGAATGGTTGAACCCTAATTTAGGATTAAAACAATTAGTGCTAGACGATATTCCAAACAGATATTTTTTAGCACGTTTAGTAGAGGAAGTGGATTGTGAGCGAATTTTAAGAAGTGCAGGTTCATTTGAACTGACATTTGTATGTCCAGATCCTTATGGATATGCGATTACAGATGAGCAATTTACGATTAATTCTACTGGTAGCCATGTAGTTGATAGGGAGTTAGGCAATATAGAATCTTTCCCGATATATCGAATGAAAGGAAATATCAGTAGTTCAAGTTCAACATTTTTAACGGTTACCACAAATGGTGAAAGTTTAAAAGTTAATGGACCATTATCATCAAATGAAATATTAATCGTTGATAGTGGATTACTAACTGCAAAAATAACAGATACAAGTGGAAATACGGTTCGGAATGGTTTATCTGTTTTAGATGAGTTAAATTTTCCAGTTTTATATCCTGGTAGTAATGAAATAAAAGTAAATGGTACAGGAGCAGCATTTACGGAACTTCATGTATTAAGTCAAAGTAGATGGAGGTGATTTTATTATGGCGATTAAATCGGTTGTAACATCTCAAACAGATTTTACTGGTGAGTTTCCGATTCATGATGAAACAGTTGCATTATGGCGTTTTAATGAATCACAACCAAATGCAAGTAAGCTGATAGATAGTGGCACAAATAATCATCATTTTACTATATCAAATTGGTCTGGAACATCTGCCAGTTTAGTGGCAGGGAAGTTTGGGCGATTTTTCAGGCAGAATATTGTCAATCCAACAAGTGAAAAGACATATCTTACCGCTACCAATGATGGCAGCTTTTTTACTGATTTAGGGGAGAAAATTGTTGTCGGTGGCTGGATAAATCCAACAACCTATTCAATCGGTCAAACATTTATTCCTATATTTAGTACAAGAAATGGACCAGGACAACCAATCCTGTATATTTCGTTATATCAAGGAAGACTACGATTAATGCTTTATAACAATGCAGGGACATTAATTTATGATACATCCGAGACACCAAGTATTAGCTTTGTAAATAATGGTTGGTATTTTATCACAACAATTATTAATAGGACTGATAAAACAATTCAAAACTTTATCGGTGATAGGTCGAATGGGGCAACTTGGCAATCACCTGTAAGAAATTATACAGGTGTATTGAATGAAGAATGTACCGCTGACATTGTCGTGGGTATGTTACAAGATACGTATTACTATGCTGGTGGTTTTGATGATTGGTTTTTTGAGAAAGATTCAAAGTTAACAATGGAAGATATACACTTACATTTTAAATCTTCTATTCAAGCAAATGGTGCAGATAGTGCATCCCAGGTAGATGCATTAACGGAACCTGGTGCTGTTATTTTAAAGCAAGAAGATAACAAGTATCCAAGTAGTGGTGTACTCTATACAGTACCTAAAAAGTGTAGTTTAGGTGGCAATGGTAGAGTTTCAGTAACTAGTGAATATATTGCTGGAACAACTGCGATTAGTTTAGTAGAAACATCCACATCAGATGACCTTGAGGATTGGACTTCGTGGCAAACAATTGGACCAACAGGTGAATTAATTTCACCTAATAGAGCCTATATCCGCTATCGCATTACTTTAACGACAGAAGATGAAACGAAAACACCGAAACTAATAGAAGTTATATTGCATGATATCCCAAAACCTGCCTATGAAAAACTTGGATTTGCTAGGCCTGTCGTTTTGGATAGTAATGGAGCATGGGATGCAGTTTTAGAAAATGCGTTTGATGTCATTGTTACAAGTGAAATTAATGGTGCTGACATCTTAGAGTTTAAGATTCCTTTTCATGATTTAAAAAGGGAAAGTATTGAAAACGAAAAACAAATTCAAATCGTAGACGATGTGTATCGCATACGAACGATAACGGATGAAAAAAGTCAAGAAGGTAATATCATCACTCACGTATATGCAGAAGCAGATTTTTATGACTTAGCTTTTAGTACGGACAAACAGCCTATTGAATTTAATGCAGATACTGCTGATGTCCCGATGAAATATGCGTTAGAAGGAACGGAGTGGTCTGTTGGAAATGTGAATGTAACTACAAAGCGGACGTGGGAATCAGAGGAGAAAAATGCATTATCTATATTACGAGAAGTGCAAAATATCCATGGTGGAGATTTAATTTTTGATAGTGCGAATCGTTTAGTTCATTTACTGACATTTGGCGGTAAAGATAGTGGTGCGTTATTTAGCTATAGAAAGAATATGAAAAGTATTCAAAGAACAGTGGATACAAGAAGTTTAGTGACAAGATTATACGCATTCGGTAAAGATGGCATGACATTTTCATCTATCAATAATAACAAAGCATATGTAGAAGATTATAGTTTTACATCGGAAGTTCGAATTGCAACACTTGATGCCTCATCATTTAGCAATCCTTATCAAATGTTAGAGTTTGCAAATATGAGGTTAGGTCAATACGCAAAGCCAAGAGTGTCTTATGTTTTAACTGCTATGGACTTATCCGTACTAACAGGTTATGAACATGAAGAGTGGGATCTAGGAGATATTGTTACCGTTAACGATAAAGAATTAAATTTACAAGTGAAGACTCGTATCGTACGCAGGCAGTACAATTTGCAAGAACCATGGAAAACAGTGATTGAATTATCGACAAAATTAAAAGAATTAGGTGATTCATCAGCCCAGTGGGATAAGGCTGCAGATATGCTACATGACACAGATGTGCTTGATCGGCAGGAAATAAAAGATTTAGTACCGTTTAACCATTTAAGAAACTCCAGAGCAGATGATGGATTTACTTACTGGGTGAATTCTGGTTTTAATGTTGATACGAATAATGGTGCAAGCGGTGATGCATCTTTTAAAGCAGAAGGTGTTTTGGGAATGACGAAATCTATGTATCAAACCGTATATCCAGCAAATCGAAAGAATTATACTATATCCGCACAAATTGGTTCTGAAAATCTAGAGAAAGGGCCAAATGGGCAAGTAGGGATTGAAGTGGAAATTGAATACGAAGATGGATCGATTGAAAAGAGAATTATTGATTTATATTAGAGGTGTTTGAAATGGTTTTTTTTACTCAAACTGCACATGCAATTACTCCAAAAGGATCTGGGAAAATTAAGAAATTAACAATTCGATTATTTGTAAAAGATTGCACTGGGACAGTGTATTTTACAGATATTCTTTTGCAAGGTGGCTCAATCGCTACTGGGTGGGTTGGGCATGTATCAGAAATAAAGTGGACTCTTGATGGTTAGGTGATTCGAATGGCGATACAATTTACTCGATTTAGTGAAACGATACGTGTGAAAGAAGATAAAAGAGTCGTAAATGTAACTTTGAAATTGTTCGTTACAGACTGTACGGGGACGATTTATTATACAGATATACAACTTCAAGAAGGCGATAAGCTAACGGGATATGTCTTAAACACAGAAACCTCACTTGAAAAATATAGAGAAGAAAGCGGGGTTCTCCCAGTTCGTTTCTATAATGGAGTGGTTAGAAGTAAAGAAACGATTGTCATATTTAATCTGGGAACAACATCTGCAGGACTGGATTGTCATATCACACCCCTTCAATCAATGAAAGCAGGAAGTATTAAACTTTCGCAAGGATATGGATCCCACCATATGAAATTTAAAGCTGTAGCAAATCCAGATGACACATTTTCATTATTGGCTTCAAGTAGACAAGCGTTGCGAAATCAAAGCAAAACAGAAAAAGAAGGGTTTTATCAATATACCGCAGCATCTGATAGTAAGCACATTGTAGAACTCGAAGAAGGAAAAGCAGCACGAGTTTTATTTGAATTCCAGGAAATGCAAGAAGGAAGTGGCAAGCAATGAGTCAATATCTAGAAGGCAAAAAGACAATGGTGTGGAGTTTCATGGGAAACGCAAGAATGTATGAGGCTTTAAACAAATACGGGGATAGGCTTGATACGGTAGGTATATTTACATTTGAGGTAGATATTACAGGTACTATTAAAGAAACAGGGACAAGTATATCGAGCATGATGCCGTATATTAATAAATGGCCTCATATAAAGTGGCTGCTAACAATCATGAATCATGGAACGGCATCTATATTTACAGCAATCAGAAATAACACAAATGGTGCAAAGGATAAGTTTTTATCTGAAATCGTTCGAATCATGAATAAGTATCCATGGTGTGATGGTGTTGATATTGATTTGGAACGTGGTGGTGGTTATGAAAATAAAGATGCTGCAAACCTTTTATTTAAAGATATTTATCAAACTGTCAAACAACATGACTCATCAAAACTAGTCAATATCTGCTTACCTGGAATGACAGGGGTTCAAGGTTCTGTTGGTGGAGAAAACTGGTGTGTTTATGAAGACTTAGATCCTTATTGTGATACGGCTGCGATTATGAGTTATGGGATGGCTTGGGCGGGTTCCGCTCCTGGTCCTGTTTCCCCGCGAGATTGGTTGGAAGGTATTTATAATTATGCAACAAGCGTCATGTCTCCAAAGAAGATATTCTTAGGTCTTCCAGGTTACGGTTGGAACTGGCGAATTGATGATACTCCTCAGAATTTAAATAGGGTTTATCGTGGTACGTCCAACACCTATTATGCTGCACAACTTTGGATGACAGGTGGTTATAACTTTACAAATGATGCACCACCGCAACCGATGATTCCTATCATTGCTTATTGGGATGATTACGATAAAGTCCCATGGGCATTGCCACATGTCTATGATTACATGGAAGGTCCAGATGCAGTTACGAGAACCAATCCATTAATTGCAGAAGATTATAACCGAAGAAGCTTTTTAACAGCGTATAGTAAACAACAAAAGACAGAGTTTGGAAGTGTGTTTATTGATCGTCTAGGAAGTAATTATGATAGTCATGCGGGAATTGTATCTGATTCTTCTCAGATGGTTACTCTCGGTGAAAACGGTGAAACGACATATAATTTCACTTTGCAATCTAGTGGAACTTATGACATTGCAGTAAGGATTGGTTTTCCTTTTTGGGATAAAAATACGATTAAAATATCAATTGATAATGATGAAACAACCTTTAAGGAAAGTAGGCTATGGTGGCCTTATTGGAGAACAACTTGTTGGTTAACGTTAAAGAAGAATATATCCTTAACAGCAGGTGCACATACCATCAAAGTTAAAGCAGGAATACCTGGTGTACAGTTTTATGGTTTTAGAGTTTGCTCAGACTTTCAACAATCATCTAGCGCGGGTGAAGCGGAGTTCTTACTTGCACCTAGAAAGTTTAAAGGGGTAAATGGTCAAATGGTGGAACCTGATCGGGCATTTAAATTAACAACAGAAGTATTAAGAAGGAAACCAGATTCCGCACTTATTTGGTATGAAGACTTCAGGGATGAAAATCCGCTACCTAGCAATTATTGGACAACCTTAAGTGGTGAATGGGAAGTATGGAAAAAAGATGATTTTAACAATCCACGTCCTTATGCACAGCTTGATGGAAAAGGTGAATTGACATGGAGATATTCAGATTTTAAAGATATACACATTAGAGCAAGAATTGGATTCCCACAAAACGGAAGTGGGAGAGCAGGAGTTTTTTGTGGAGATTTGTTTTGCTGTTTAAATTATACATCTCAACGTCTAGAGTTGTATAAAAGTAATTCATTACTGGGTAGTTATAATGTTCAAATTGAACGAACATCAAACGCTAATTTACGAACTGCTCCTAATCTGTACACGATTGAAATGCGAATTCGTAATAATTCTGTCAGGGTGTATTCCGGGGCAGCAAACACATTCAGATTTAAAGTGGATATAAATGATTTCAGTGGAGGCTATGCAGGAATTCGTTCAGATAACCGCATGATATCTGACTTACTTCGTTTAGGAGATGCATGGACATACGAACCATATGAAAGTGTAGATATAACTTTTCCAAATGGAAACACAGTAGAATTCGGAAGGATACCAAGAATAGGTGTTACTTGGAATAACGAGTTTCAGGTCTTTAAAGTAAATAATGATGTGGAGGAGATAAGCACAAGAAGTGATGATATATCAATGGACTATGATTTCTTCCACTCACAAGAATTACCACTAATTGCGGGAAATGATTATACCGTCAAAATAAAACCAAAGGACATTAACCTTTGGATATCACGTTTATTTTTAGGAGATGCGGATGGTTTTTCAATTCTTTATTATCAAGATGTTGATAGCTTGGTTTATTGGGCAAATGAGGCAGCTTACAGGTGGAAATTACGAGGCATTGCCATTTGGTCATTAGGGCAGGAGGATATGCGAGTTTGGGAAGCATTACCAAAACAAATATAAACATTTAAGGGTGTCTATAAAATGTGGACATCCTTTTTATATAGATGTTTTTAAAATTAAAGGGGGAAACTTTTCTATGAAGGATATATGGAACTGGATACAAATCATCGTTACAGCGCTAGGTGGATTTATTGGTTGGTTTTTAGGAGGGTTAGATGGCTTTTTGTATGCATTGATCATATTGGTTGTTACTGATTATATCACTGGAGTTATGTGTGCAATTGTCGATAAGGAACTATCTAGTGAAATTGGTTACCGGGGGATATTTAAAAAGGTATTAATTTTTATATTGGTAGGTGTCGGACATATGATTGACACTCACTTGATAGGGGATGGCAGCGTTCTAAGAACAGCAGTCATCTTTTTTTATTGCTCGAATGAAGGTATTTCTATGTTGGAAAATGCTTCACAATTAGGTTTACCAATACCTGAGAAGTTGAAAAATGTACTTGCTCAGTTAAACAATAAGGGAGGAAATGAAGAATGAAATTAAAACAATTATTTTTAACGAAGAATGAATGTTACAAGGCAGGAAGGAAAATTACACCAAAAGGAATCATGGTCCATAGCACAGGGGCAAACAATCCCAATTTAAAACGTTACGTTGGCCCAGATGATGGTTTGTTAGGAAAGAATCAATACAACAATCACTGGAACCAGCCACGTCCAGATGGAAGACAAGTATGTGTTCATGCTTTTATCGGAAAGTTAAAAGATGGATCAATTGCAACTTACCAAACTTTACCTTGGAATCATCGCGGATGGCATGCGGGCGGTGATGCGAATAATACACATATTGGTTTTGAAATTTGTGAAGATGGTTTAACTGATAAGACTTACTTTAATAAGGTTTATAAAGAAGCGGTTGAACTTTGTGCTTATCTTTGTAAACAATACAAACTGACGGAGAAAAACATCATCGGTCATTATGAAGGCTATCAGAAGAAAATTGCTAGTAATCATGGTGACCCACGTCATTGGTTTTCAAAACATGGAAAATCAATGGATACGTTTCGGGCAGATGTGAAGAAGGAATTATCGAAAGGTGCGTCAACCTCAAAGCCATCAACTGGTGGAAAGAAACTATATCGGGTTCAGGTTGGTGCGTATAGTGTTAAAAAGAATGCAGATAAGCAACTAGAAAAAGCAAAGAAAGCTGGCTTTAAAGATGCGTTTGTGAAGTATGAATAAATAAAAACAACCGAGGAGTAGTTAAACTCTTCGGTTGTAACTTAAATGACTATTTGTTCTTCCACAATCGCGCCCTTTAATGGAACAAAAAGATTTGAATTCCTGTTATAAAAAAAGGATCAATTTTGAACTCTCTCCCAAAGTTGATCCCTTAACGATTTAGAAATCCCTTTGAGAATGTTTATATACATTCAAGGTAACCAGCCAACTAATGACAATGATTCCTGAAAAAAGTAATAACAAATTACTATACAGATAAGTTGACTGATCAACTTCCATAGGTAACAACCTTTGATCAAGTAAGGGTATGGATAATAAACCACCTACAATTGCAATACCTGTTCCCTCTGATAAAAAGCTGGTAAAGTTAAGCAAACTCATTCCAGCACCAGCTTCCTGCTGTTTCAAGCTACTTGAAACAATTGTTGATATAACTGTTTTGGTGAACGAAAGCCCACCTAAAACAAATACGATTATAATTGTCATGAACCATGATGTTGTTTCTAAAAGAAAGGAAGCAGTTAAAAAGCTAACAGAAAGAAATGTAACTCCGATGTTTAACACGTATAAAGGACCTCTTCTATCAACAAGTATCCCACCAATGTAGCCGAAAATAATGACACTCATTGTTCCAGGGAAAATAATTACACTTCCGATTTCGGCAGTACTTAGCTGGTGAACATCTTTCATCATATAAGGAACCATAGAGACAAACCCTGCTACTGTTCCAAATATAATTCCCCCACAAAGAACTCCAATCATAAAAGGTATATTTTTCCCTAATCCGGGATCAACAAAAGGATCTGTTACTTTCCTGATATGTTTTACAAATATCAGGAATGACAGCACGCTAACGATAAGAAAAGAAATGCTATATGATGTTGTAAACAACATAAAAAATACAATGCCTACAGACATTAGTATAATTCCTTTGATATCAAAATGACCTTTTATCCTTACTTCTTTCTTTAATAATTTCATAAGAAACGGAACAGTGATAATTGTTATCATAGGAATGAGTAGAAGATAGGACCAATGAATATAATGGGCTATCATTCCACCAATCGCTGGACCGACTCCTTCTCCCATGGCTACTATCGATCCAATAAGACCAAATGCTTTACCCCTATTTTCCTTTGGAATATAGCGCGCAACTACAACCATTACGAGTGCTGGAAATGCAGCTGCACCAGCCCCTTGAATAAAACGAGCCATAATAAGTAAGGAAAAGAAAGAATGGCCAACAAACCCAATTACCGACCCGAAACAATTTATTATAATTCCAAATAGGAGTAACCTTTTGATGCCTAATTGATCAGATAGCTTTCCATATACAGCTGTTCCAATGGAAAAGGTTAACATAAAGGCTGTGTTCACCCAGTTTGTACTCGCAGGTGGTTTATTAAAATCATTTGCAATATCAGGTAATGAGACGTTCAAAACCATTTCATTTAATACGCTAAAAAAAGATAAAATGCAAAGCCAAATTAAAATTTGGTTGTGTCGTAAATTCGATTGTGAATAGGATGTATTCACATTTCACCCTCCAATAATGAGGGCAGACGTAGTTTATAGGGTTAATGATACGCTTCCCTCTTTTAATTGAACCCTGTTACATTCATTACACTTCATAATTAATTCCTCCTAAACTTGATTAAAACATTTTACCACATATAAACTAAGTTTTAAATTCAGTATTTCATCACTTATACAACAATATGGCCCGTTTGTTGAATAATCTACTTTCATTATATCTAGAACTTCAATTACATATCAACTATTAATCAACATATTACAGAAACAAGGGTTCGAATCCTATCTTTTTATCGCATATAGGTAGAAGACTATTTAGGAGGAAAACCATATGCGAATGACACAACTCTCATCTGAGCATCAAACACCAAATCATAAACCATCAAAACCAACTGAAGAACAACTTCAAAATGAACTTCATTTTCATCTTGCTGAAAAAATGCTCATGAAACTACGCGAAAAAGAACTCATTTCTCAGGAAGAATTCGATCAAATAAGTAAATTAAATCGTCAAAAATTCAATCCATTATTAGGTCCTTTAATGTGCGATAAACCTTGATATAACAGTGTTCTAACGCTAATATGTCACGTACAAGAAAGGAGGGTGAGTGGATGAGAAAGATAACAACACTTGATATGACAACATTTTCAGTAGTAAAACCGAAACAAAAGGTCGCTGCCTATATACGGGTATCGACATCAAACGAGGAACAGCTGATTAGCTTAGAAGCGCAAAGACGACACTACAAAACTTTAATTGAAAATAATGATGAATGGCAGCTAGTTGATATTTATAGTGATGAAGGTATTACAGGAACGAAAAAGGATAGACGGCCAGAATTGCTTCGCTTAATATCTGATTGTGAAAAAGGAAAGATTGACCTCATTTTAACAAAATCTATTAGTCGATTTGCGAGAAACACAATTGACTGCTTGGAACTGGTTAGAAAGTTGATGGACTTAGGTGTGCACATATTTTTTGAAAAAGAAAACATCAATACGAATTCGATGGAAAGTGAACTCATGCTTTCAATCTTAAGTAGCCTTGCTGAGAATGAGTCCGTATCTTTATCAGAGAACAGTAAATGGTCGATTAGACAACGATTCAAACGTGGGACCTATAAATTATCGTATCCACCATACGGTTATGATTATATCGATGAACAAGTAATTGTAAATGAAGAACAAGCACAAGTGGTCAAGCGGATATTCAATAGTGTGCTTAAAGGAGTGGGAACAGAACGAATTGTCAGGCAGTTAAACGAAGAAGGGGTTCCAACAAAGCGAAATGGCAATTGGACGGGAAGCACGATTCGCGGAATAGTTAAGAACGAAAAATACACTGGAGATGTGCTACTTCAAAAGACTTTTACGGATGAGCATTTTAACCGAAAAGTAAATCAAGGTGAACTGGATCAATACTTAATTGAAAATCATCATGAAGCGATTATCACACATGCTGATTTTGAAGCGGCCAATCAGATGATTGAATACCAAGCAAGTCAGAAGAATGTAGCAGTAGGAAGCAGAAAATATTTAAATCGCTATCCATTTTCAGGAAAGATTGAATGCGCAGAGTGTGGCGATACCTTTAAAAGAAGAATTCACACTTCAACCCATAAAAAATATATCGCCTGGTGCTGTTCAACACATATCAAATACAGAGACGAATGTTCGATGCTTTTTATAAGGGAAGAACGTATTCATCAAGCATTTATTACGATGATGAATAAACTAAAGTTTGGTTATAGTTATGTATTAATCCCACTATCCAAACAACTAGAAACGTCAAATCAAGATGAAAACTATCAAATGATTTCTGAAATAGAAACACAACTCGAAGTTACAAAAGATGAACTGAATACATTAATTCAATTAATGACAAAAGGCTTTTTAGAACCTGCTATTTTCAATCAACAGAAAATTGAATTGTCCCAAAAGAATATGAAGCTAAAAGAAGAAAGAGAGCAGTTACTGTATTTAATCAATGACAGTTCAAATCAGCTAAGTGAAGTAAAGCGGCTCATTAAATACTTTAAACAAGGAATATTTATAGATGCATTTGATGAAGAATCTTTTCAAGACATTGTAAAAAAGATAATCGTATATTCACCAAATGAGATAGGATTTCATTTGAATTGTGGCACTACACTTAGAGAAAGGATTGATCGCTAATGGCACATACACCTTTTGGATATGCAATAGTAAACGGAAAAATTGAAGTTCACGCCAAAGAAGCTGAGCAATTAAAGCTTTTAATCGCATCATACTTATCGGGCCAATCTTTAGCTAATGCAGCAAGGGAATCTGGTATTAATCGGTCACATGGCGGAATTACTAGAATATTAACAGATGAAAGGTATCTGGGAAATGAAATATTTCCTAGCTTAATTTCAAAAGAGCAATTTGAAAAATTGAAAGAAGAAAGGTTTAAACGAGCGAAGAAGCTAGGTCGATTAAATAGAACAAAAGAGAAAGAATCATTTACACCACCATTCGCATTTACAATCGGAAAAGTGGAGGATAAATACGACAATCCCATTAAACAAGCAGAATATGTATATAGCTTAATAAAAGAAGAGGTGACTTAAAATGACCTTAGCAAGAAGCGTAACCGTTATCCCAGCGAGAAGAAGAACAAGAAATATTGATGCAGAGGAAAAGAAAAAATTAAAAGTGGCAGCTTATTGTCGGGTATCAACGGATAGCGAAGAACAAGCAACTAGTTATGAAGTTCAAGTGGAACACTACACTACCTATATTCAGAACAATCCTGAATGGGAACTTGCAGGAATCTATGCAGACGATGGCATATCTGGAACAAACACAAAAAAGCGTGAGCAGTTTAATAAAATGATTGAAGATAGCATGAATGGAAAAATCGACATGATTATTACAAAATCCATCAGTCGATTTGCGAGAAACACGCTGGACTGTTTAAAATACATCAGGCAATTAAAAGATAAAGAAATACCTGTGATTTTTTGAAAAAGAAAACATCAATACAATGGATGCAAAAGGTGAAATTATGCTCACCATCATGGCATCCCTAGCACAACAAGAAAGTCAGTCACTTAGCCAAAACGTAAAACTAGGAATACAATACCGATACCAGCAAGGTGAGGTGCAAGTGAACCATAATCGCTTTCTAGGCTATACAAAAGATGAACATAACAGATTAGTCATCAATCCAGAACAAGCAAAAATCGTTAAACGAATTTACCGAGAATATTTAGAAGGGGCCAGTTTGGTTCAAATTGCACGTGGACTTGAAGCGGATGAAATACTTACCGCAGCTAAACGATCTAAGTGGCGGCCAGAGTCGATTAAAAAGATTCTCCAAAACGAAAAGTATATCGGGGATGCATTACTTCAAAAGACATATACTGTAGATTTCTTAACCAAGAAGCGAGTTGTAAATAACGGACATGTCCCTCAATATTATGTTGAAAATAACCACGAACTAATCATTCCAAGAGAGATTTACCTACAAGTTCAAGAAGAAATGATGCGAAGGGCAAATATTCGAAACGGAAAAACTGGAAAGAAACGAGTGTATAGCAGCAAGTATGCCTTGTCGAGCATTGTCTTTTGCAAAGAATGTGAAGATGTTTTCCGAAGGGTACATTGGAATAACCGAGGATACAGATCTATCGTGTGGCGATGCGTTAGCAGGCTAGAAAGAAAAACACATCTTTGCAATGCAGAAACAATCAGAGAAGATGAACTACACCAAGTCATAGTACAAGCCATTAATGAAGTCTTGGGCAACAAAGATAATTACTTAGAAATATTAATAGAAAATATTGAAACAGTTTTGAATGAAAATGCGGATAAACCAACAACTGATATTGACGAAAAGTTAGAAGAACTTCAAATGGAACTGCTGAGGCTCGCAAATTCAAAAGAAGACTACGATGATGTAGCGGAAGAAATATACCGATTGCGGGAACTGAAGCAAGAAGTCATGTTGAAAAATGCAGCGCGAGAAGGACTTAGACAGCGGATTGAAGAAATGACAAAATTTTTAAAAGAGCAACCACAGCAACTTGAAGCGTATGACGACTTATTAGTAAGGAGATTGATTGAAAAAATAATGATACATGAAAGACAATTAACAATTGAATTTAAGTCAGGAATTGAAATTATCAAAGAAGTATAATCTGAATACCCAACGAGCCCATGTCGGAAAAGGCATGGGCTTTTATTTATATTAAATTGACCGAAGATTCATGCCCATATACAATAATGTAAAGGGGAGTGATATCAGATGACGGATGCGAAGAAAGCGTATGATCAAATATCTGAATTTATTAGCAATGATAATGAGAAATCACTTTTGTTACGTGGTATAGCTGATACTGAAAAGCATCAGGTGTTATTAAAGGCTCTTAACAAACATGGTAATTTGAAAGGTATAATACTCCTTATCCATACAGCGAGAGATGGAATGAAAAACTTTTTCAGGTGGGCAGAGCTATTTAAAGTAAAAGTGCCAAAAAAATACGGAGAGGCTATGAAATTATCTAATCTAACACTTTACTTTGATAATCTCACTACTAAAAGTTATAGTGGAAAATATGATAATTATGAGTTTGATTTTATGATTATATGGCCAATTCAAAGTGTTACTAAAAATGAAGATGAAATCCAAATGATTAAAGAACTGACAAAGCGTCAGAAAACTAAAAAAATAATTTATTTAACTATTAAAGAGCCTTGGTACAATCCAGATGCCTTCGCAGAATTTGCTGATAGGGTTGTTCAGTTAGATTGTGAGGATGATAATCCCAAAGAATATAAAAGGATACTAGATGTCTATAAGGATGATATGGATAGGCATAGAAGAATGTAAGTTCTTTGTGCGATATTTTTTTAAGGTCTGACAGGGGAAAAAGTATATAAGGGTGAGTTGTTAAAGATATGGATAAGATGATACAGAGAATTTGGCAATATTCTAATTACTACGGTGACATGTTAGCAACAGCAGTCCGATTACATAATGAGGGAGAAGATTATGCAGCTACATTAGTTTTGTACAATGCAACGGAGCTTATTTGCAAGTCCGTAAGAGAAAATTATAACCAAAATTTTTCGCAGGATTTATCCCACTTACAAAAGAATGGTTTGTTGTCTGAAGATGATTATGAATTCCTTTCAAACAATGAATTCGGTGTGAGAGGTATTAGAAATAAAATGATGCACAGAGATGCCTATCAATTCTGTTTAGAAGATTCTGAGGGAATTGTTCTTCCGTTTGCAGATGATGGAACTTGGGAGATTATTTTTGATAATTATGGACCTAGGATAATTAAAATATTATACAGTATTATAAATGAAAGTTAAAATTGCTGTAGATAAGGTGGAGGAGTTTTGTTTTTATCAAAATATAAATTAAAAGGTAGTGAACAATGCCCATGTGGTAGCAATAAAAGTTTTCAAGAATGCTGTAAGGGAAAAGAGTCATTGATAATAAAACCTTCTAAAAAACCAGCTGAAGTTCTGATAATGGAAAAAATGAGATCTTCGATGAAGAAGAGTTGTATGCATCCGGATAAAGAAAAATGCAAAGGTAGAATCAAAGAGGCTCATGCACTACAGAATAACAAAATTATTTCTTTATTAGCAGGTTCAGAACGTCATGTATACATGTTAAACACAAAAAAGCAACCTCTCCTTATCCCTTTAGATAATGGTGAAGTAGTACCTATAGTGGAGATGAGTAAAGTCAGCGCAAATGACGCAACTACGGAAACTTGTTTCTGTGATTATCATGATAATGTAGCATTTTCTGTTATAGAAAAAGGGGCTCCTGATCTTGATGAAACAAGTGAAAAAATGAAATTTGTTTATGCATATAAAGCTTTTATTTTTGAATATTACAAGCAAATGATGGCATTTGATATATTTCAAAATAATTTTAAAGAAAATTCGACTGCTTTTCAATCTCCAGAAATGATTGGAATGTACAGAATGTTTCAGCTTAAGAAAAAGGAATTTGAACCTGTGAAGCAGCATTATGATAGGCAATTAATGAGCAATACTTTCGAAGGTATTACAACTTGTGTAATAAGGGTTCCAGAACAAATAAAGTTTGCTGGCTATGCGTACATTGCTCCTGACTACGATTTAAATGGTAAAAGAATTAAACATACAATAAAAGGAATTATGCATAGAATTGCAATTACTACTTTTCCAGAGAAGACGCAATCGTGGCTGCTGTTAAGTTGTCTTGAATCAGAGAAGTATATTTATGACAAATTGTTTGATCAGCTTGAAACAGCTTCCATAGATAAACTTAAGTTTTATATAAATATGGTTTTACCTTTGTATTCTGAGAATATGGTACTTAACCCTTCATTATGGAAAGCGTGGGATGAAGAAACACAGATGGCTTACACATATTATGCAAATATCCATGGTCCAGAAGCATTGCGAATTGGAATGGGTATCGGATTTGGATTAAAGAATGCTGCAAGAGACAAATCTGGTAAGGCTTATGAGCAAGCACCAAAAATCAATTTATTTTTGTGATTTAGTCGATATGTTTCCTGTCTGCAATAGTGTAAATATTTATCCTACTATGAAACAGACTCGACTATATTGTGCACAGATTGTCGGATAGAAAAACGCACCCTTTGATAATGTTGATGATGAAAGGAGGTTGTTCAATGGATTCTTTAAGAAGTATGAATAATGCATTGGCATATATTGAAGAGCACTTAACAGAGGAAATTGACTATAGTGAAGTATCTAAAATTGCTTACTGTTCAGAGTATCATTTTAAGCGGATGTTTTCTTTTTTAGCAGGCATAAGTTTATCAGAATATATTCGGAGAAGAAGACTGTCGTTGGCTGCAATTGATTTGAAAGATAAGGATTTGAGAATAATTGATGTAGCCGTCAAATATGGCTATAATTCGGCTGATTCATTTTCCCGTGCTTTTCATTCCCTGCATGGTATTCTCCCTTCTGAGGCAAGGAGTGAGAATACACAATTAAAAGCCTATCCACGAATGACCTTTCAATTATCAATTAAAGGAGGATGCGAAATGAACTATCGTATTGTTGAGAAAGGACCTTTTAAGTTAGTAGGATTTAAGAAGAGAGTCCCAATTATTTTTGAAGGTGTCAATCCAGAGATTGCACAAATGACCGAACTTTTAACACCGGAGGTTATTAAACAATTAAAAGCAATCTCAAATGTAGAACCAATGGGTATTATTAGTGCTTCCACTAATTTTTCAGAAGAAAGAATGGAAGAAAAGGGCGAGTTGGATCATTACATCGGGGTAGTAACTTCAGGTGATGAAACAGCAGAATTTGATGTATTAAAAATTGATGCTTGTACCTGGGCAGTATTTGAATCGATTGGACCATTCCCAAAGACACTTCAAAATGTATGGGGTAGAATATACTCAGAGTGGTTTCCGTCTTCAAGTTATGAGTTAGTTGAAGGTCCAGAAATTTTGTGGAACGAGAGTCCAGACACTGGAAATCCAAAGTATCGAAGCGAAATCTGGATTCCGGTAAAGAAAAAAGACTATTAATTACACCGATTTTTATGATTGAGGGCACTCCTAGCAAGAGTGCCCTTTTCGTAAACGGTACGATTGGTGGATATGTTCCCACGAACGTACAAATAAGTCGATATGTTCCCGCATACGACCATTTTGCTGAAAATCGCAAATACATCAATTCTATCAACTCGTCCCATGTGGAGTGTGTATCGTTGCTACAAAGAGAAACTATATAGAAATCCTTAATTTTAAACACTTTCACAAGCATTTCGTGTTTGTAGGAGAAGGTGAAAAAACGAGAAATAAAGTACTGAAAAACCACATTACCGTTTCAGTGGTAATTGATCTGGGGTGTGGGAACACACTAGAATAAAAACATTGTAAGGCGTTCAAATAAAATGAACGTCTTTTTTTTACGCCTAAAAACGGAGAATAGAAGGTGGAGTATGACAAAACTAACTTTAGGAAGTTTATTTGATGGTATTGGTGTATTTCCATTAGCTGCTTCTCGTTACGGGATTCAACCAGTATGGGCAAGTGAAATTGAAAAGGCTCCCATTTCTATTACGAAACGACATTTTCCTAACATACATCATTTGGGAGATATTACAAAAGTAAATGGTGGAGAAATACCACCTGTTCATATCATTACATTTGGTTCCCCTTGTCAGAACTTATCCAATATTGGTAAACGAGAAGGTCTTACAGGAAGTCAATCTAGTTTATTTTATCATGCAATACGAATTATTGAAGAAATGAGGTGTGCAACGAATGGAACATATCCAGTTATCGCTGTTTGGGAAAACGTCATGGGAGCTTTTTCATCAAATAACAGGCTGGATTTTAAGACCGTGCTTGAATCGTTCACAAATACCGAAATTCCAATGCCTAATTCTCAAGTCTGGGCGAACGCTGGAATGGTCCGAGGGAATGATGTTGATATCGCCTGGCGATTGTTGGATGCCCGATATTGGGGAAAGCCCACACTCGCTCAAAGAAGAAGACGTATCTTCCTCGTGGCAGATTTTGGAGGATCACGTGCCACAGAAATATTATTTAAAGCCCGCGATTTGCAATCGGTTTTTACGTCTTGCGGAGAGAGCAGGCTGTCCTCCACCATTGCCAGTAGAATATCTACTCGAAAAGCAAGGGGGAAAATACCCATCATCCGTCCCTTTCAAGAACGACGTATGCGAAGTACAGCCAAAGAAAAAAATGAAAAAGGATTTCATAGAAGTTTCGGAAAAACAGGAGATCCTTTCCCCACTTTACTTGCGGGATCCGTAAATTATTTTACATTTTGGTACGAAGGAGAAGAGAAAGAAGGATTTATTCGCCAACTTACTCCATTAGAATGTGAACGTTTGATGGGATTACCAGAAGGATGGACAACCCTTGGAAATAAAAATGAAGCTATAAGTGATTATGCTAGATATAAAGCAATTGGAAATGCGATTGCTGTACCATGTGCCGAATACATTATGGCTGGTATTGCAGAAGTTTTATAAATAGAACTAAACTACCGTGTGACAAAGTCATTCTGTCATGCTTTTTTAATGCCTAAAATAAGGTGGTGTGTAATTTATATGGAAGAAAATGAAGCAAAAGTGATGGATTGGATTGACGATCATTTTATTTTAAGTGAGATAGAGATTGAAGACTTTCCGTTTTTTCCTCACGGGAAATTGGTGCGTGATAAAAATGAAGAAACAATGATTGTCTTTTGGTGTGTGATTTATGGACGTGTAGATTATCGTTTGCAAGAAGCATGAAAAATGATTTACTAATGACCATTTTCTGCAATTCTCCCATCTTTATGATACTGATCTTGTAGGATAAATAAAATATTAGATTTTATTACTTTTGAAGTAGGAACTTTTTGAATATTTAGTTCTCTATATGGACTTGTTAGATTTTTCCTATAGAATAGTAGATAATCAATATATTAGAAATAAAAATAGAGGGGGAGTAAATTGATAGAAAAAGTTAAGATTAAGGAAGTTGCTTCCTATGATTCTGCAGGAATTGATATTAATTTAGGGAAAATTAATTATATTTATGGAAGTAATGGTACAGGTAAGACTACTATCTCTGAACTACTTCGAGATAGCGATAATCAGAAGTTTTCTTCCTGTAACATTAAATGGATACCAGGTAGTCCCAACTATAATATATTTGTTTATAATAGACATTTTGTCGATGAAAACTTCGATATTCGTAATGACATAAAGGGAATTTTTACTTTAGGCAAAGAGTCTACTGATATTTTGACTTCAATAGATCGGAAAAAGAAAGAAGCAGATAAACACGGAGAGAAAATTGGGAATTTAGAAATAAATATAAAGAAGAAAGAAGAAAAAATAGAAAGCTTACAAACAATTTTTTTAGATTATTGTTGGGATTTAAAACAAAAATATGATGGAGTCTTTGAGAACGCATTTACTGGTCTTCGTAGTAATAAAAAGAGATTCATGGAAAAATGTTTGGATGAGGCAATAAATAACAACAATGAATTATATGCATATGAAGGGTTAGTAGAAAGAGTAGATTCCGTCTTTAAAAACACTCGTGAAAGAATCGAGTTAATTCCAGAGATATATTATGATAATTCGATAGAGGATCAAGCAATATTTCAAACAAAAATAATAGGTAAAAAGGATATTGATATTGCTAGACTAATATCTGAGTTAAATATCAGTGACTGGGTGCAACAAGGAAAAAGACATTTAGAAGAAACTGATGATATATGTCCATTTTGTCAACAAGAATTACCTGTTGGATTTGAAGAAAAGTTAAATGAATACTTTGATGAAACATACACCGAACAAATACAAAATTTAAACCTTGCTATAGAAAAATATAAAAAAGAAACAGTTGGCTTTATTGAAAAATATAATTTTCTTGGAACTGAAGAAGTACGTTTTATTGATAATGAAAAAATAGCCTCCTTATTTGAAGTTATAACCTCTACTTATAAGGAAAATATTCAGTTGTTAGAAAAAAAGAAAAATGAACCAAGTAGAGAAATTAAGTTAAATTCAATAACAAGTTACTTTGAACAAATAAAATCAGAAGTTAAGGAAACAAATCTTCAAATAGCAGAGTTTAATAAAATAACTGATAATATAAAAGAGGAAAGTGGTAGGCTAAAAAAAGATATCTGGAGATTTATTGTAGAGGAGAACAAGAATAATTATAAAAATTATACTAATGACTTTAAAAGAGAGAACAATGCAATAGAGGGAATGAAAAGAAGTTTGGAAGAACAAACGGGTTATAAAAAGGCACTAGAGGCAGAGGCAATTGAACTTCAAAATCAACTTACAAGTGTCTTACCTTCTATAAATGAAATTAATATGCTTCTTAAGTCTTTCGGTTTTACAAACTTCCTACTGGCTGAGTCTGATGAAAAAGGAAATTACAAAATTGTAAGGGATAATGGTGAAGATGCAAATGAAACGTTAAGTGAAGGAGAGAAAACTTTTATTACCTTCTTGTATTTTTATCAACTTATTAATGGTAGCAATGATCAGGATAAAGTTAATACATCAAGAATCGTTGTGATTGACGATCCTATTTCCAGTCTTGACAGCAACATATTATTTATAGTAAGCAACTTAATAAACAATCTAAAGCAAAAGATTAGAGACAATGATTCAAACTTCAAACAATTGATAATTCTGACGCATAATGTTTATTTTCATAAGGAAATCTCATTTAATAAATCTCATGGTAATAAAAAGTTACGTGATGAGACTTTTTGGATTATAAGGAAAAACAATAATGTATCCCACATATGTGAATATGAAGAAAATCCTATTAAAAATTCATATGAGTTGCTTTGGAAAGAATTAAAAGAAAATCCGAACTCAATTACTATCCCAAACATAATGAGAAGAATATTGGAGAATTATTACAAATTCTTCGGTAATATTGATGTTAATGAAATTATTGAAAAATTTCCGGATGAAGATAAGGTAGTTTGTAATTCTTTGCTTTTTTGGGCTAATGACGGATCTCATTATGTAAATGACGATTTATATGTGGACAATAATCAAGAGTTGAATAAAACTTTCTTCAACGTATTTAAGAGGATATTCATAAATTCTAGGCATGAAGCTCACTTTAATATGATGATGGGATTCACCGAGTGTGAAATTGCGGAAAAACAACCTGCCAAGAATGAGTTTCAAGAGGCATTGGTGCAAGTTGCGGCTAGTCAGGAATAATGGGATTTGAGGTTCTAGTAAACTGCTCTTAGAGAACATGATACAAATGTTAACGTAACATAGAGAATTAAACATTGAGAAATGAAAACTAAGTGCAATGCCATGCTCAATACCATCTATACTCTCTTAAAAGGATATATACTAAATTTGAATATACAATTTAAATGAAGAGATATTGTTTTAAAGCAATATCTCTTTTTTCATTTGTTATCATGTCATATTTTATAAATGTGGCATTTTTTAATGTTTTTTAAGTATACGAGGGGGGGTTATCATGAAACGCTATTACGTTCGTTCACCAACGGATAAATTATTTACACTAATGCTTTGAAATGATAAATCTATTGTATAGAAAGGAAAATGCAAAATGGAGTTAAAACATGTCATTCCAAATATGGAGAAAACATTTGGAAATTTAGAATACGCAGGAGAAGGCAAAGTCGAGCAACGTCGTATTAATGGGCGTATGACAACATTGTCACGCAGTTACAATCTATATTCCGATATTCAACGGGCAGATGATATTGAGGTAATCTTGCCACAAGAAGCTGGAGAGAAGTTCTTTGAACATGAAGAAAAAGTAAAGTTAGTTAATGCAAAAATTACCGCAGAAGGTTATAAAATTGGTGAACGTGGTTTCACGAAATACATTTTACATGCTGACGATATGGTCAAAGCATAAGGAGGAAAAAACATGAGATTAGCGGAAGGAATTGTGATTGATAAAGAAAAGACATTCGGATTACTAAAGTTTTCTTCATTACGTCGGGAAGTCTTTTTACAAAATGAAGATGGTACGGTATCAACAGAAGTAAAAGAACGCACATATGATTTAAAGTCTCGTGAACAAGGGCGCATGATTCAAGTAAGCATTCCTGCTTCCGTTCCATTAAAAGACTTTGATTATAATGCAGAAGTAGAACTCATTAATCCTGTCGCAGATACAGTCGCAAATGCAACTTTTCGTGGTGCGGATGTGGATTGGTATATCAAGGCAGATGACTTGGTTTTAAAAGGGAAAACAGCGTCGCCAGGCACTAACACTCAAAAATCCACTCCATCCAAAGATAAATAATGAAATTATACCGAAAAAGAGGGAAGCGAATCCGACCAAGTGACGCCTCTCTCTTTTTTCAATTTATCTTTTTTGGATTGTTTGGTGTATGGCTAGTTTTCTTTATACCTTTTCATGTAAAGTTTTTACTTTCGACAACGTGGGAAGTTGATCCATTTCAAACTCACTTTATAAGTACGTATGGATTTACTTCCCTAATTATTAGTTTGATATTGGTGGCAATCTGTGCATTTGTTTACTATCGGTATCGTTATAACCATCTAAAACAATTGATGCATCGACAAAAGCTCGCAAAGATGATTTTAGATAATCAATGGTATGAAACAAAACAAGTGATGAATGAAGGATTTTTCAAAGATATCCCATCTAGTAAGGCGAAGGAAAAAATGACTCATTTTCCAAAGATGTATTATCGGTATGAAAAAGGCATGATTCATATTCAAGTAGAAATAACACTGGGTAAATATCAAGAGCCATTGTTAAATTTAGAAAAGAAGCTAGAAAGTGGCTTGTATTGTGAATTAGTGTCAAAAGAATTACATGATTCCTATGTAGAGTATGTGCTTTTTTATGATATGATTGCGAACCGTATTTCGATTGATGAAGTCATTGCGCAAAACGGTCGTTTAAAGCTCATGAAATCAATGGATTGGGAATACGATCAGCTGCCACATATGTTGATTGCTGGCGGAACAGGTGGCGGAAAAACCTATTTTATTCTTACGTTGATTGAAGCACTTTTAAAAACCAATGCGAAGTTGTATATTTTAGATCCGAAAAATGCTGATTTAGCCGATCTAAGTACTGTCATGCCTGATGTCTATTATAAAAAGGAAGACATGATGGCAAGTATTGACCAATTTTATGAAGATATGATGGCTCGAAGTGAAGAAATGAAACAAATGCAGGGATATAAAACAGGAGAAAACTATGCTTATTTGGGTTTACCTCCCCACTTTTTAGTTTTTGACGAGTACGTTGCATTTATGGAAATGCTTGCTTCTAAAGAAAGTACGGCTGTATTAACGAAGCTAAAACAGATTGTGATGTTAGGACGTCAAGCCGGTTTCTTTCTTATTCTCGCTTGTCAGCGGCCAGATGCAAAATATTTAGGGGATGGGATTCGTGATCAATTTAATTTTCGGGTTGCTTTAGGAAGAATGTCCGAACTAGGATATGGCATGATGTTTGGATCGGACGTCCAAAAACAATTTTTCTTAAAACAGATTAAAGGACGTGGGTATGTCGACAAAGGAGATAATGTCATTACCGAATTTTACACACCACTTGTGCCAAAGAATCATGACTTTTTAAAAGAGATAGAGAAACTAGCTCAATGAAGGCTGCCCAGTGCGGCGGCGTGCGAAGCGTAAGCCGCTGTGCTGGGCAAAGCCTGCGTGGCGACAGCCACGCTTTACCCCCCGTTTCTAACAGGGGGGTAGAAAAACAATAAGAAACTGTTTCAAAAGTCCAAAAACCCTTGTGCATCAAGGGTTTAGGTCATATTACGAAGATGTCAGCTTTTATCCTTTAGTTGACATCTTTTTTGTGTTGGGAGGAATGCATATGAATGAAGTACCTTGGTATCAACAATTAAAAGAAAAACGATTGGCATACGGCGTATCGCAAAACAAATTAGCGGTACATGTAGGAATTTCAAGGCAATATATTAGTGAGATTGAAACAGGAAAAATTACACCGACTCAAACGTTACAACAGGCGATGTTCGATATATTAGAACAATTTAATCCAGAAGCACCTTTGGAAATTTTATTTGATTACGTGCGAATACGTTTTTTAACAACGAACCCGAAGCCAGTTATTGAAGAAATCTTACGATTGAAAATGGAGTATATGATCCATGAAGATTATGCGTTTTATTCTTACTTGGAACAATATGTTTTTGGTGACATTGTCGTTATGGTTTCGCCTGATGAAGATAAAGGTTGTTTACTTGAACTCAAAGGTAAGGGTTGTCGTCAATTTGAAAACTTTTTATTAGCCCAGCAACGTACATGGTTTGATTTCTTTATGGATGTATTCCGTGTGAATGGTGTCTTTAAACGAGTTGACCTAGCAATCAATGATAGGACAGGCATATTGGATATTCCATTTTTGACGAACAAATGTAGAAATGAAGAATGTATTTCTGTGTTTCGTAGCTTTAAAAGTTATCGTTCTGGCGAATTAGTTCATGGAGAAGAAAAACGGGATATGGGAAATACGTTATATATTGGTTCCTTGAAAAGTGATGTGTATTTTTGTGTGTATGAAAAAGATTACGAACAATACGTGAAACATGGCGCATCACTTGAAGATACGGACATTAAAAATCGGTTTGAAATTCGATTGAAAAATGATCGTGCTTATCATGCAGTTGTTGATTTAATGACCTACGAAGATGCGGGACGAACAGCCTTTTCCATTATTAACCGATATATTCGATTTGTTGATAAAGATGAGAAAAAACGGCGAAGTAGTTGGCCAATGAATGCAGAGTGGCAGCGTTTTTTAGATTTAGGTGAAAACAGAAGAATTTATTTAACAACAAAACCTGAACCTTACACATTCGATAAAACACTTAGATGGTTGGCACGTCAAGTAGCCCCTACTTGGAAACTGGCAACTAAACTAGATGAAATCAATCAAACAACTGTGATTAAAGATATGCTGGATCAAGCGAAGTTAACCAAACGACATCAACAATTATTGATGCAACAGGCACTTGAAACAGAAGATGTTATTAAATGATAGATTGAAGGGTTTCCATGAAAATCATCAAATTTATTTTTATTGCCATCATAGGTGGTATTATTTTATGGTTTATCGAATGCATGCGTCAAGTGACAAAATATTAGTAGATGGAAGGAGAAATGAATAATGAACTTTGGACAAAATTTGTATAACTGGTTTTTAAGTAATGCACAATCGTTGGTGTTAATGGCAATCGTTGTAATTGGTATTTATTTAGGCTTTAAACGAGAGTTCTCTAAATTGATAGGTTTTTTAATTGTTGCTTTAGTTGCGGTAGGGTTGGTATTTAATGCAAGTGGAGTGAAAGATGTATTGTTAAACTTATTCAATCGTATTATTGGAGCGTGATATATGGATTGGTTTATTAAAATAGTAGAATCTTTATTCTGAATGTTGTAGTTAGATTTAGAGAACGGGGGATGATACAATAGGCTTAAAATGGAAAGGTCTTGGTAAATTTGACGAATAAGAAAACGAAAATACGTTTTAATAAATTGCCGTGTCTATTAAAGGACATGGAGAAAAAACAGTGGATGATAGATTCTTTTATCTTTGAATATAAAACTGAACAATACATTGTTATATTAACTTTGTATAATGAAAAGGAAAGAAAACCAAATCAGCATGCTAAAGCTAAAGTAGAATTTGTAAAAGATAACAATACGGAACATTCAATTAAAGGATTTATTGACTTTTATGAAGTTTATTTTGATGATTTTAAAGAATTTTGTGATTTTTTTGGTGTGGAAAATAGAAATATGGGGAGAGATTTATTTGTAGATTTTGCCAATATTTTCTCTGAATTTATACCTGAAGAAAAAATCATAAAGAAAAGTGATAGGATACAAAAAATAATTGGTAGTCGTGCAGAAGGGAATAATCCAAAAGCAGTGTATTGTTATGAGGTTCGTCGTAATGGCAAAAAAGCTGATGGAACATTGAAAAAGCGTAGTATTGCTAATAGTAATAAAGCAGAAATGCTTCGACCAGAACTATATGAAACATTTCGTAATGATACTAATTTGAGCTTTTACTTTTCAACAGAAAAAGCTGACTGTAAAAGCGACTTAGAAATTAAGCGGGCATTTGCAAAGAGATAAAATGAATTTTCCAGTGGACATTTATTGTCTGCTGTTTTTTTATGCCTATTTTTAACAAAAAGGATGTGAAAACTGATGGACATGCAAGTATATATCGCCAATCTCGGAAAATATAATGAGGGCGAATTGGTTGGAGATTGGTTTACCCCACCAATCGATATGGAAGAAGTGAAAGAACGCATCGGTTTAAATAGTGAATATGAAGAATACGCCATACATGATTACGAATTACCATTTGAAATTGGTGAATACACCCCAATTTCTGAAATCAATCGGTTATGTGCCATGGTAGAAAATTTAGAAGGCTCACCAATTTACCATGAACTATCTGAAATTCAAGGCTACTGGTTTGATAGCTTAGAAGAATTGCTAGAGAATCAAGATGATATTATCTGTTATACAGATTGTGAAGATATGGAAGATGTGGCTCGTTACTATGTTGAAGAAACGGGTATGCTTGGTGAGGTACCTACTAATTTACAGAATTATATCGATTATCAAGCACCTGGAAGAGATTTAGAAATAAACGGGAGTTTTCTCGTTACGTCACATGGTGTATTTGAATATGTTGGATAA